CCCAGACTCTTCCATCCTAGGGACGATTCGCACTCGAATTGTTCCGGAAAAGAACAGCAATTAAGCTGTTTTTCCTACACTGTTTTTGGACCCCACCTTCCGGTGGCGACTAAAATTATCCTGCGCGTTAGCTCTTTCCATTTCCTCCTTAAATTTACGGTCGAAAAGGAGCATGTCCATATAGCCATCCAAAATTTTGGAAATGCCATCGTTCAACGCTCGAGTAACTAGGATATAGTGATCCGCCCACTGGATCCGTGCTTCGAGATAAGTATTCTCCCAAGCACCAATGATCTTTGGGTGGTAGGCATCGGAGAAAAACCCGGGGCTCTTTTCAAGGGAACGAATTCGTTCACGAAAAACCTCGGCTTTCTTCGAAAACCTCTGTTCTGGGTTCTGGATACTTTCGGGAGGAAACAAATTTGAAAGATATTGTCGGACACATCCGGTAATTGTCTTCCAAAAGGTGCCAATAGACACCAATTTCAACTCCTCGATAGTAGCTCGAATTACTTTTAGGTTAATCTCACTAAGTGGCATGGAAATTTTCATGTGAGTACGGATCTGGTTAAGGTCCACCCAGGAGAGATCTGAAGAATCATAATTCTCAAGATTTCCTCTGGTATAGTCACATATATAGTAGAGGAATATATCCTCCGCTATTTTCCTGCCCCACTTAGAGGATGGAGAGGCCCCGGAGTGTAAATTCCATATGTCCAATTGGACACGTTGGAGGAACACATCAGGGGTCTGATCATCCCGTAAGATATAACCAATCGCCCGTCTAACCCTTGGGCGGACATGGGGAAGATCGCGTCCAGTAGGATGCGGAAACCCCAGCCCCCCCAGCCCCGAGAGGAGGAATGGCTCAAGACCTAGGGAACTTGCAGACTTAATAAAGTCATGGCATAAATACTGACCAAAGACCAATAGGCCTTTTCGGACAGAAAGTTCCCAGGGAGAGACATTCCACCAACGGAGGGCAAGGTAGTAGGAGAGTCCTCGAAACCAAATCCGAGGAGTCTCCTTGATTGACGGGAGTCTATTGATTCCCATCCAATCTACCAAAGAGATCAGGCGAACGATGTCGATCCAATCAACCTTTCCATCTCTCTCAAGAGCAAGCGACTGAATGAAGGTAATTACCTTCTTTGAAATACAGTTGCTCCCCGGAGAGGGAATTGCACCCGAAAGAGTGATGAGTTCCAGGTAATGATCCAGGGCCAAGCGTGGCCCTTTCATAACCTGGTCGTCACCACATCTTTTGGTAATGCAAACCGGTTTATCAGCCAATTGGCTGAAAACTTCTGGAATAATTGGATCTGACCAAGAAGTAATTCGATGTTTAATGCCGAGTGTGTAGGCGTACTCGCCCGCACGGGTGAAGAATTTATTATAAATATTCAAAATCCCCCAACTCTCCGCATTACCCATCAGAACCCCACGACGTTGTATCACATAGTCGTTGTTCAATTCTGGATAAATGATTTTCGCAATCGCGGCAACATTTCTTCTAGCTAAAAGACGCAGCCGACGCCAAACCGGTTCACTAACCGGTCTGACAGCGTCAGCCGCTCCCAGCGCTAATGCTTGACAGACTTCACCACTGAAGGTGTCAGTTGCAGACGTCAGATCGACCGAAAGATAATAATCATCGTCCGAAATGGCAGGAGACTTGTTTACTCGAGCGAACCACTCGGGAAAAGCCCCCCCTAACTGGGAGGATTCCTCGAGAATGGTTTCGTTGTCACTTTTAAAACAGTCGTATACGACCGTTCGAAAAAGGTGACCAAGAGTAACCCAAGCTCCGCTGCCCACGGTAATAATCCTAGCTTTACACCCGGGATCCGGAACCGAAGTCGCCTTATATATAGGGAGACTAAAGTTCATATGATCCGGGTTTAACTGAGGGTCCTCTTTCCATAAACTGAAAAATATTCCATGTTTACTTTGGAAGTCCGGGGGATTTATGAATGGTAATTCTAAATCACCCGTATCAACCAAATATTGAAAAAGGACCAGCTGGGTTATCCAGTTGTAATCAACCACCCGAATAGGGAGCCCCGGATCTACTGATCCAAGGGGCCCCGGGTCCGGTGGGAGAGAACTTCTGGAAAATAGAAGGGAATAAGGAAGACAATTGTTATCCTCGAAAACTTCTATTATATCGTGGTACTGAGAGAATTCGATCGGGTCTCCCCATACTGTATACAGTATTGGGGGAAGATCCCGAACAGAAAGCTCAAGTGAGGGCTCTTCGGAAAGGAAAGACTGAACACACTCTTTCACAAACCGAGAACGACCCCCCTTGCCACGGGAATACTCGTGGCAAGCTGAAGCACTTTCGCTGATTTGAGGATTGACCCGTAGGCCAACCCTCTGTCGAAAGTAGTTAAAAGAAAATTGGTAAGCACTATCAACCACTACCTGTGGAACAATAACAGGTTCTTGTAAGAACGCCTTATGTTTCTGGTATGACTTGATTTCTTGCTCCCGACCAGGCGCCCCAAAACCCCTTTTCGCTAAATGTAGATGAAAAAGGGCCGAGGAGTACCATTCATGGTCATGAACAAGATTACCTTTATGAGGACCCACCGTCGGACAAATTACGCCTAAATGGCCTTTTGCCCAAGGGAAGGTTAACCAATCCCCCCGTCCACCGAGAATTCCCCGTGGACAGGGAGGAAGGTCCCGATTTACTGGGAAGAGGGAATAATATTCCCCCCAATCAGTAATCGTCTTCATATAAGATAAATACTTATCAAAGCCGCCAAAGGCGACTGTATTCACACTCCATCGGAAAAGGGTTTGTAAACCCAAGACCGTGTTCATGTGGGATTTGTGTTGACATTTCCCATCAAGAAGACATGGAGCGCAAAAACAGAAAAGGGAGGCAATAGCCTTCCAAATCTGATTTGCACGTGATACGACTCCGTATCGTTCGGAGTGAATCACCTTACCTTGGCGAGCCAAATGATGGCATGCCTTACGGTAAAAATCCGGAATTGACCCATAAAGTCCAAGAACAGCCGCAGGGGAGACTAACTCAGTCCCACGGTCTTCCCGAAACATTTCGAGAGGAATCTTCCCAAATTTGGGTTTGGTTCCTGCTCGGGGTTTCATGGCGTTTACTAATAGAATCTAATCAGTTCTTT